GGTCATTTAAAGAAAATCAAATCTGAACAGGAGGCATAATGGCTTATGCCCAGATGACCGCAACCTCGTTGCGTCAAACAGTACGAGACATAACGGACCTTGACTCTGAGGACCTACCCGATTCGTTGCTAAACCTTTATATCCGTGACGGCTATTACCGTATATTGGACATTGAGAAGCGTTGGACATTCCTAGAGAAGTCGTTTACTTTCAATACTGTTGCTGAGCAACGGGCTTACCCTATTAGTGCTTTTACTGCTGACCCTATGTCACAGATTGTGTCTATTGTGGATAACACGGGTATTGGTTTGCGTTTGGATATGGTTTCACATGATGAGGCTGAAAGCACCTATATTGGTGCGTATGACACAAGTGGTGACCCATTGTTTTATTCTATTTGGAATGGCAACATTCATTTGTTTCCAAAACCAAACAATGCTCGTACTTTGACTGTCCGTGGTTATCGTGAACCTATTGATTGGGTTACTGAGGGTGGCAATGTGGACGCTAGTGCTAACTTGCATTTTGCTTTAGTTTATTATGCTTGCAGTCGTGTGTATCAGCGTTTAGAGGATGTCGCTATGGCTGATGTTTATAAACGGTCTTTTGATGAGGGTGTTATGTTGGCTGTTAAATCTGTGATGACACCAAACAGTCATGCCAACTTGGTGTTGTCTGCTGGTCGTACCACTGGTCGTCCAACCTTTAATGGTTGGATGACACGCATGGGGCAAGGTTTGAAAGATAACCAATAATGGCTGGATTAAACATTACCGAGGTAAGTGATTTTACTGGTGGACTGAACTTCCGTGCAGACCAATTCCAGTTGTCAACTTTTGAGTCACCTGACATGTTGAATGTTGAGATTGACCCACGAGGTGGTGTTTTCAGCCGTGGTGGTTACCAAAGGTTAAACACGACAGCAGTTTCGGGTACTTGGAGTCCACAAAAGTTGTATCCGTTTAGTGGTGCAACGCCAACAATCCTGTTGGCTAACAGCACGAAGGTTTATAAATCAACTGGCGGAAACTTTACGACACTCCAGTATTCCTCAGGTAATGATGTTGTTTCCGCTAGCCCTCATGGTGCTTGTATGGCACAGTGGGCTGACAGCATGTATATTGCTACTGGTATTGCTGGTAATGGTGGATATGTGTGGAAAACAACTGACACATATGCGACAGCATTGACAGCATCTGGCACTGCACCTCACGCTTGGCAAACAACACCTACTAGTTCTGAACGCAAAATGCCAACAGCAGAACATTTGATTGTCCACGCTAATAAAATGTGGGCTGCACATGTTGATATTGCTGGCACAGATTACCCTAACCGTATTCATTGGTCTTTGGAAAACGCCCCTGAAAACTGGGATGAAGATGATTATTTTGATATCGTTGGCGGTGGCAACGGTATCACAGGTATGGCTGTTGTATCAGGACAACTAGTTGTTTTCAAACCTAACGCTGTGTATGTGGTTTTTGGTTACGCTAGCGACAACTTTCAAGTTGTTGAACTAACGAACCGTATTGGTTGTATAAGCCATCATGCTATTGCACAGGCAGATGATGGTGTTTACTGGTTCAGTCACAACCAAGGATTATATTTTTATAATGGTGCATCCATTAGAGACATGTTTGACAACCTTCGTACTGCTATTGACTTGAACTATATTAACCCTGCCGACCATGAATCAATCAGCGTTTCTTGGGTTGGTCGCCGTGTCTGGGTTTCTGCACCATACTCTAAAGATACAACTGTTTCTGCGCCTACGGTTAACTTTGTTTTGGACCCAACTATCCGTGGTGGTGTTTACACAATGTTTTCAAGCCATGATGGTTATGGTTTGGTTGGCGGATGTAACTGGACTGATTCAACTGAAGCGGATTATCGTTTAATGTGTCATCCAACGCAGGCATATGTTTTGAAGGTTGACATGTTCAACGATGAGTCAGATAATATTTCTGGAACCAGCACCGCTTTTGAATCATATTATAAGACACGCTGGTTTGATGGTGGGTCTTATATGCAAAAAAAAATGTTTCGCCGCCCAGATTTTGTTGTTAAAGAAGCCGACATCGCTCAGAGCATTGCGGTAAAAGTTTATCACGACTTCACCGAGGGTGAAGGTAATGAAAGAAAAATTTTTAGCATTACACAAACACCACCAACAACATCGTTGATTTGGGGTTCGGGTTTATGGGGCGAGGATTGGTCTAGTGGTGCTATCAGTTCCAAGGTTATTGCTGGACGGAACCTTGGTTTAGCACGGTCTATTCAGTTGGAATTTGTTGGTCCAGAAAGCAAAAAATGGGGCATAAACAGCATCGGTTACAAGTATCAGGCACGAAGGATTAAAGGTTAATTTATGGCAACTCTTAGTATTACAAACAGTTTTACCAACGGCACACCTGCCGTTGCTACAGAAGTTAACACAAACTTTAATGATGTTAAAACTTTTGTTGAAGCATTAGCAGCAGGGACAAACCTTGATGATGGGTCAATTGTTTATAGCAAACTGGCGGCAGCCACCGTGACGGCTTTAACGGCTTCTGGTGACAGCGACCAAATCATTTTAGGTTCACAGGTTTTTGGCTGATGAAAGTCGGCTGGCAAACACCATTCTTGTCCGTGCTGGTAGGGACCGATAAAGATGCGCTTCAACGCATCTTTTCGTCACTTCAGGCTGAACTTAGTCGGATGCAAAACGAGATAGATGTTTTGAAAGATAGAAACACCTTGGGTTATAAGGAACAAACGAGGTATTAATGTGAGCATGACAGACGCATATAATCAGGATTTTGGGCTGAGCGAGGCTGCTCAGATTGCTAGAAGGCAGAAGCGTTCTATTGCTAATCAGCAGGCTGCTATGTTGGGTCAGCAGCGTGGGTCACGCAATATTGCTGACATCACTAAGGCTGGTGTAAGGGGTTTTAATCCAACGGTTTCTCAATATGGTCGCCGTGGTTTGGCTGGACCTAATGTGCAGTCAGGTATTGCTCGTAAGGGTTTAGAGGAGTATGCGGCTGGTATTCAAGCCCGTTTGGGTGCAGAGCAGATGTCCATGCAAGACCAGTTAAACAAGATTGCTATGGATGAGTCCATGCAGCAGGATGATTTAAATGCTTATTTGGCTGAACAGCGTTTGAAGAAGCAGCGTGACATTATAAATGCCGCAACACAGTTGCAGGCTTTCAGTAGTTACTAGGAGCGTTATGGGTATTATTTATGTAAATGGTCGTTTAGTTCGTGAAACTGATGAGCAGATAGCAGCACGGATGTTGGCTGCCGCACAGCGTGGTGGCACAGAAAAGGCTAACCCACAGTGGGACCGTCAGCGTATGATGGGTAAAAGTGAAATAAAAAACATGCAACAGGCTGGTGTAATGGGTTCTGAACCAACTCAGCGCATTGGTGCTAAAGGTGCTAGCACTTCTCTTAAGACTGGTAATGTTGTTTCTGCACCAAAAACAGGTGGTGGAGGAGCAGGTTCTAATGCTAAAGCAAAAGCGCTTGCAGATAAGGCTTTGAAAGAGGCTCAGGACCGTGCGCTTGCTTATGCTGCTGGCATGCAAGCAATTGCAGATTATAAAGCAAATGCTGAGACTGCTAAAACTGCTGCTGAGGATAGTATCGCTGATGTTTATGACCCACAGAAAACAAACATTGATGATGAACGAGCAAGACAGTTGGCGTTGCTTAAATCAATGATTGAGCAAGGACAAACCGATATTACTAAGGCTGAACAGGATTTCTTGGCAAGTGTTCAACCAACAAGCGCATACGCTAATACACAGTTTGTTAATATGCAGGCTTTGCAGAATCCTTTGTTGGAGGCTTTGCGTCAACAGGGTGCTGGTGAGGGTGCTGTGCAACAACAGTCCGCTATGGACCAGTCGTTGAATAACTTTATGACGCAACTGCAACAGCAGTCTGCTAGTCGTTATGGTGATGTTCAAACAAACTTGTTGGAAAGTTTGCGTAACTCTGGTCGTGGTTCGGCTATGGCTGGTCGCCAATATTTGGGTCAGCGTGGACCTGTGATTGCTAGTGGTATTGAATCCGCTTTTGGTAAGCAGTTAACTGATTTGGAAACTGACCGTTCTAAAACTAAGGCTGACATTATGAATCAGTATTATGATGCTTTAGCAAAGATTACCGAGATGCAGGCTGAAAATACAGCGAAGTATGCTCCACGACCTGATAAGCCTGCTAAACCTAGCACACCTGCTGGTCAAGGTATGCATTGGGAGTGGAGTGGTACTCAATGGGTAGCAACAAAGAATAAGAAATAAAGGAAGTTATGGCTGTAACCAGAGGTCCTTTATCCAATTTGCCTAATGCCGTTCAAGGCAAAATGCAAATTGGTACAAGCATAAAGCCGCAGGCTGCTGGTTCACCAACCCCAAACAGGGATGACTTGGACAAAGCATTGCAGTCGTCTTTGGAAAAGATTGCTGTAGATACAAAGATGACTCCTGAACAAAAGCAGGAGGCTGCTACCAAGGCTTATCAGATTGCTAAGAAGGGTGAAAGCAAACCTAGTTTGTGGGGAAACATTAGTGGTGTTATTGGTACTGCTGCTAAGAAGGCTGTTATTGGTCCTGTTGCTGGTTTGGCTAATCAATATGCTGGTTTGATTAAACCTTTGACCAATACCTCTATGGCTATTGCTTCCGAGTTGAGTGGTTTACCTGATGCTTATGCTACTTTGCGTACAGAAGAAAAGCGTCTTGGTAAAAAATCTGGTGGTGTTGCTGTAACTATTGCAGATTTCCTTGGGTTGGATTATGGTTCTAAAGTTGACCCAGAGAAACAGGCTTACATTATAAGTCATCCAGAGGAGTTCATTCCTAGTTGGGAACGATTCAAAAAAAATGCTGCCTCTAAAGAACATTATAATCCGTTTT